ACTTTTTGGGATATGCTCACAAAGGGATCTACAGACCAATCAGCTTACGGATGGATAAACAAAACAAATGTTCAGGGAGCTGCCGGTTTCGTAGGTCCTGGAGTTTTAAAACCTGCCATTTCTTTCCAGTTGGATACAAACATTTCTAACTACAAGAAAATAGCTGTTACTGATAAAGTAGCTGTCGAACTTCTGTGGGATGTGAAAGGAATGGAAACGCTCATCAAAGATGAGATACGCTATCAAATTCTCATCAAGCTTAATTCTGCACTCATTACCAATGTTGGTTCTGCAACAGAGCCAACTGGTATCACAAACCTTTCTGTAGCGTACACGCAGACCGGAATTGTTACCGATAATCCAACTTACATGGATGCTTTAAGAGCAGCCGTTGCACAGTTGAGAAATGGTAACATTCAAGGAGAAATCACTATCCTGATTAATCCTGTTGACTCCGCAAACATGGATATGGCAAAAGCTACAGATAGCGGTGTTTATATGTTGCCAAGTTTCGTATCCGCTAATGGAAAGAACATCTCCGGTGCTACTGTAATCGAAGACGCTTCAATTCCTGTCGGTTCTTTCCTTGCCGGTTTCCTGCGGTACTACAGGGTTCTTATTTTCAAACCACTGTTCATCACTTTCGGTTGGGAGATGGATGATTTCACAAAGAACCTTATCACGTACTTGGGTGAGATGGCAATTCACCAATTCTTCAATGAGCAGTACACTGGCGCGTTTATTTACGATACTTTCGCCAACGTTCTTGCTGCGATTGAAACGCCAGTCATTCCATAGTCAATCATTTCGATTTCTTCATATTCAACTATTACAAAATGGCAAAAGAAAAAAAGGTTACGCTTGCTAATTATAGAGAGCAATACGTAACTCTGTTCCCTACCGAAAGGAATAAGCATCACGAGCAAGGAAAAGCTTTCAAGGTGCATCCAGATGTTGCAAAGCGTCTTATTGACAAAGGTTACGCAACAGACGAAGTACCTGATGGGTATGAAGAGCCAGAAAGTGATGACTAACCAGTAAAAATGATGCAATGGCAAATCTAATTGATATTACTTTTTTTGTTGGGGAAATAAATATTCCTAACACTTCAAAACCAGAGATTGCCGAAAGTCTTGAACTGTTCATAGCAAAATATGAGCCGGAATTTATTAGGAAACTTTTTGGTAATGAAATGTACGCATCTTACTTGAACGCTCCAACAGACCCACGCTTTACTGAAATCATAAATGGTAAAGATAATTGGCGTGGACTTGTTTATCCTATTTCAGATAGTGTAGACGGAAGTCCAATAGCTAATTATATTTACACAATGTGGTTGAAAGACAAGCACGTCTGGAATAGCGGAGTTGGAACTGTAAGGTCGAAGGGCGACGGAACAGAGGTCATGCCTATTTCTTTTAAAATGACTGAAATGTGGAATCAGATGTCTCGTCAAATCGTAGAGTTTCAAACCTTTATGAGTGATAAATCGGAGATATATCCAGACTACAGTCCTTATGACATTTGGGAGTTCAGGCGCATTAATGAGTTCGATATATGAAAAAGCAGGATAGCGTTTTTATCGTAGACATTATAGGAGATGCAGCATTGCATACTGCCGAAGAACTTGGTATTCATATCAACTATGTCTATGGTGATTTTCTTGACATTGTTAAAAACTTGAAAGATAAAGACGAAAGTGTTTCGCTCAAAGGTATGAAGTATGTATTGCTTGCGCTTTATATGCCTTTTATCGAGAGACGTGGTGAAACTGGTCTTTATGCTGATGTTACACTTCGTAGAATTACGATTGCAACATTGACTAACTCTGACGATGAGCCTATGACTCGTTATCAGAAAACATTCAAGCCGATACTGTATCCTGTTTACGAAACGTTCTTGTCGAACTTTGCTAAAGACCATCACATGAGTTCCAAAGACCCTAACTCTATTGTTCACACAAAGGTAGATGTAATGGGAGCTTCTCCTATAAGTGGTATCAATGACTATGTAGATTGCATTAACTTGGATAACGTACAATTTTTAATTACTCCAACAAAATATTGTTAAATGAGTGCAGTAATAAGAGCTTGTACAACAAGTTCGCAAATAAAAAATACAGGCACTGGTTCTAACTTGTTTCCTGCGGCAACGGCTATGTTGATTATCTGCGATAAAAAGTTCAAGTTCACACTTGATGATTTGAACAATCCAGACATTCTTTCAGCCTTTACCGAGTGGGTACACGCAGACCCGACTGATAAAGTTTATCCGCTCTTTGGGAATCAAATTCCTATCAGCGGTATCGTAAACACGAAGGGAACTGATAACACAGTAACCCTTGATAACGGAGAAATAATTTTCGTTTCTTATACGCAGTATGCTAAACTGTTTTCAACTACCGATGGCGGACTCTGTTTCGCCAAAGTGTTGAAGAGTTTTAATAATGCAGATATGAGGGTAATGGAAGTAGATATTAAAGGAAACTTGGTTTGTAAAGACAACCATGACGGGACTTACAGCGGATTGAAAGCGTCTCTGTTTGCTCCGGCGATAGATATGTCAGACCTGAAGAATCCTGCGAAGTCGTACTTCCAGTTAGGTTATATGCCTGATTACTTCGTAGACAACGCAGTTATGCTGAACGATGCAGCGCCTCTTCTGGATTTGATGGGTCTGTTAGACCTGAAATTCACTGCAGTTGGTACTCAAACACCTACCGTTTTGAAAGTTGATTTGGTAGACGAGTGCTGCGGTGATGATGTTCTTGCAGAATACGGAGCTGATCTTGTCGCTATTGCAAACAGCATTGTAGTTACTGATGCTGCAACTGGAGCTGTAATTGCAGCGGTTCCTACTATCGCAGGCGGCTTAATCAACCTCACTGGTGTATTTGCTACCGGAAAGAGTTATGTCGTTTCTGCTATTCCGCCTTCAGAATTAGCCGAAGGAGAGATTTACGGAGTTGAAATAGCACCTGCTACAGTCGCTGTTCCATAGTTTTGCTTTTGCCTGTTTTTAAATTGGGAGCGCATCTCGTCATGTGGATGCGCTCTTTTTAAAGTTTCTGTAATGCCATTTAAAGGATTTGAAGAAGTTGAAAAGAGACTCAAGGGATTTCTTGCTAAACAGGAAATTAAAAAGGAAATTACTATTGAAAGAGCCGAAATAGTGAAGATGGTTCAAAATCAGTTGGCAAGAGGGTTTGATGGCAATGGAGAGCCTGTGTACTTAACGAGAAATAATGTGAGAGTTAAGGGCTATGCTCATAGAACTATATTGAAGAAGGCGAAAATGAGCGGACTTGCTTCTATCATAAGTCATGTAACCAACTTTATGTCTGGAAACTTCTATCGCTCTCTTTATGTATTTGTTTACGATAATGGCGAATTTGAAATTAGGAGTCGTTCTCCATTAATCGAGATCATTAAAGGAAGAAGCGGACCTGATATTATCGAACTAAGTCCAGAATCGGAGCGTTTTTTATTCCAGAATAAAATAGCGCCTGATTTGCAAGATACTATAGATGAGCTATTTCAAAAATGAATTTTGTATTTTTCTTTTTGTGGAAAGGCTGTTTTATGAGATGTGAAAAAGTAAATCTGAATGTTTTTATAGATGCGTGGTTTTCACACGATTTCACTAATTTATCTAAGGAAGATTTTGATATTGTCTATAGTGAATACATAGATCTCACTGGTCTCTATAATTCAAAAGAGTTTGAACTTTTCACTTATATAAACTATCTAAAAAATAGAATATATACTGCGAAAACTTTGGTTTGGGCGCAATTGATATTCTTTGAAACATTCAAAGTTCCTTATATTGACGGCTTCGAGTTGTTCGAGAGAATTGGTCATAAGGTAAAATGGGAAGAAGATGAAAAGAAATTTATTTCACAAATGAATAAAATTTCGAGTATGACGAGAGCGAAAGAACTTGAATTACGTAGAAAGGAATTCGAGTTTGGACAACTTCGTGATGCTAAAAAAGAAGATAAACCAGAGATTCAGTCAAGACACGAATTTATAAAGATGCTTAATTCCTTTAGTAAAGAGGGATATCGTATTGATAGAGAAAAAACAACTGTTGAAGAACTCGCTTTAATGATAAAAGCAGTTCAAGATGAATCAACGAGATTAACGGCTGAAAGACTTAAAACAAGATAATATGGCAGAGAATTTATTATCGGTAGGTTTTAACGAACAAGAACTTGATGCCCAAGCCAAGCGAGTACTAAAAATAGTAGAAGATTTGCACGCCAATCTCAAGAAATATGAGAACGTAAAAATATCTCCTATAGATATATCTGGTTTGCAACAACTTACTGCTTCTATTAAAGAACAGCAAGGCGCACTTTCTGCTTTGCAATCGAGCGTTGCTAAATTAGGTTTGGCAATGGATGAGATGGGCAAGAAAACTAAAACAGCTAATACAGCTCTTGCTGGTACAGCTAAAGGAGCAAAAGATGCAACCACTGCTCTTAACGCTAATACTTCTGCTACAAATAAAAATACTGCTGCTAATGTTAATCACGGAAAAAAGATTCTTGAAAATAATAGTTTATATAAGGGTTTAAAAGACAAAGTAAAAGAACTGGAAATCGCTTATAGTAATTCGATACTTAATAAATCGCCCAAAGGTGTTCAAGAAGGATTGGCTGGACAATTAAGGGAAGCGAATAAAGCTGTTGGTACTGTTGAAAAATCATTAGAAAAAGCTGGTTCAGGTGGCGCAGCTTTGATTGGTAAAAATTTGTCTGAATCTCTGAGCGTTGTTCGTAACTTGGCGTATATACTTCCGGGTTTAGGTATGGCTGGTATATTTAATCTCGCATTTGAAGCTATTGCTAAAGCAGCAGAAGCTCTTGGTTTATTTTCGAACGAGACAGAAAAAGCTATTGAGCGTCAGGGTAGGCTCAATACTGTAATGACTAATTTTAATAACATACTTTCAAATACATCAGAAGAGTTAACAGAGGCATCTAAATTTGGAGTTGATGCAGCTAAACGAAACGAAGAGCTTGCAAAAGCAAGCGGAGAAAATTATACTCAATTAGCTGACGACAGGAAAAAAACTCTTGATGCCGAAAAGAAATATGCAGATGACAAGGTTAAAACGCTTGGCGCAACTGTAAAAGAAGTTAATAGGTTAAATCAAGAAGCTTTGGATTTAGACCGAAAAGCTGCAAATAAAGCCGTTGAAATACAGGCAGTTAATGATGCTTTACGTAAAGCCGAAGCAGTAAAGGTAAATTTGGATAGAAGCGAATTACTTAAGGGTGGCGCTGGAATTGATATAGCTAAAAATGCAAGGCTAAAGAGTGCTTTAAAAGAGCGTTTTGATTTACTTAATGATGAATTAAAGGGCATCAATGAGAACAGAAATGCTGTTAAGGGTCTCTATACAGATATGTCTGAAGCTCTTAATGCCCAAGCAAATAACACAAACGCTATTAAAGAAGAGCAACTTGCAAATACCAAATATTTTTCAGAAGAGGAAAGAAAAATTACATTAAGTAACAAAGAGCTTGAATTAGAAGATACTAAAGTGTATAATCAAATGATACTTGATAATGAACTGTCAAGTGAAGAAGACAGGATTAATGCAACAAAGGGGATAGCAGAAGTTGAGCAGGGTCTTGCAGATGCAAAACGTCAATACATAATCACTAATGCAAATGCTACAAGGGATGCAATAATAGAAGCGGAAAATGATTATGCTGAAAAAAGCGCAGAAATAGAAAGGAAGAGAGCTAAAGACGTTGCGAAAATAATAAAGGATTTTTATTTGAAAAGAACCGAATTGGTATTTTTAGCTGCAGATGCAGAAATTCGCGCTAACCAGCTTGCGACTAAAGAAGTGATGGATAACGAAGAAAACTCTTACGAAAAGAGGATGGAAGCGTTCAAGAATTATACCAACATAAGAATTAGTGGAATACAGCTTCAGTATGAAAAAGACTTAAAAGTTGCAAAAGATACATTGCCTGACGAACTTTATATTCTCAAAAAGAAACAGTTGGATGCTCAATTAAAAGCTTCTACCGCTGATGTAGAGAATGATATTCGCAAGCAAACATTTGCCATTGCAACATCTTGGTTTGATAAGATGTTTAAAGAAATCAAGCGTCAAGGTGATTTAAACGAGTCCGCTGCCCAAGATATTGCAACTGACGAATTGATTAAGCTAAATAATCAATTTAAGAATAAAGAAATATCGTATAAAGAGTATACGAGAAGAATCGAGGAAATCGAAAGGAATTCTCGCAACAATATAAATAACGCTCGTATTCAAGACGACAGGGAAGAATTAAGCAGGCTCGAAGGTGCGCAACAAGAAGCTCGAAACAAACTCGCTGGCGGCATTATTTCTTTGTTTTTATCTCCTACACAGGCTGGAGTTGGTGCAGTTCAAGGACTTCAGCAGAATCTCGATAAAGCAAATGAGGCTGTTATTGGCTCTCAAAAAGAATTATCAAAAGATACATTAACTGCCGCTCAACAAGATGTTTCGGTACAAAAGAAGCTTGAAGAAGATAAAGCTAATAACTACAAGCAACTTCAAGCAGAAGCAATCAACTTCATAGAGCAGATTGGTAATCAAGCTTTTGAAGCAAGGATGGAGCGTATTCAGGAAGAGCAAGATGCGTTCAATGATATGATAGAAAATCAGCTTGAAGCTATTGAACGCTCTACGATTTCCTCAAAGGAAAAAAATGCTTACGAAATTCAGCTTAATGCGCAGAGGGATGCTCGTGAAGAAGAATCTGCTAAAAAGCAAAAGAAACTTGCGCATGACCAAGCGGTATTTAATAAGGAAATGGCAATAGGTGAAATTATACTTAATACATCTATTGCAATAGTGAGTGCATTGAAGTACGGAGCTTTAGGTGTTCCACTTGCTATTTCAATCGGCGCTTTAGGTGCTGCGCAACTTGCTACTGCATTGGCAGTCAAGATACCGTCATACGCAGAAGGCGGTATTCATAAGGGCGGAGATGCGTTGTTTGGTGAAGCCGGTAGTGAATTAGTTAAGGAACCTGGTGGAAGAACATATATCGCAGACAAACCAACTATTAAACACTTGCCAGCAGGAACGGAGTTGATTCCACTTTATAAGATACCTGTGTTTCCAGAAAAACGCGATTCGACTTGGGAACAAACAATGTATCTTGGTAAGCAAATTCAAAAGTCTAACAGAGCAATCAAGAATATCTTCAAGCCAAAAATCAATGTAGATATTTCTAAACAAATGTACGTAAACAGAATACTTTATGGATAACGGTTATTTTCAAAGACTTAAAATAGAAAGGTTTGATTTAAACGGAAGAGTCGAAAGACTTGAAAAATATCTTGAAGTTAAAGCCCAACTTGAAAACATTGGACAGATTCATATTACTCTTCTTAATATGCAATTAAAGGCAATGAAAGAGTATTTGGTATTACTTGATGTTAGGATTGCGTTACTTGCAAATACACAATAATGGACAGAACTTCTCCAAAAGAATGGTATTGTTATTTAACAGACAGATCTGGGAATTATTATAGTTCAACCTATAATAATATTGGTCATGTAGTTATTTCTATTGGTGCAACTAAAACTCCGTTAAATGATAATCCTACCAATCTGAAAGAATTGCAACTGACATTCGCTACTAATAAAAATTACTTTAGCGGAGTCAGAACAGTAGCAATTAATTTTTTATTTTGTGGAGATGGAGCTGATATTATTCGTTATTTGAAATACACTGGTAGAGGATATGCTGGCGAAGTGTATTTTCAGGCAGATCGTTTTAATCCTTATAGTATGGTATACGAAAAGTATTACTATGGTAGACTCGATTTGGCACAAACAAAAGACACTGTAACAGGTTATTCTGTTCCAATTCTTGACAATTCGGCTTGGGGAATACTTAGTCAGAATGATGATATTAAGTACGCTATAAATTGTAACGCGCAAGATACAAAGACAATTCCTGTGGTCTTCGACGGAATTACATTAAGAGGTAAGTTCACTTATCAGCCAACGGCTTCAGAGTTTATCAATCCTTCCCCAATTCCTTCAATAGTAGATAGTGTGCTTAGGTTTTTTACGATGCCGCTAAATGTAATTAATGTAGACGGTGATTCTTTTGGAATTATAACTCAAAATCTTGGATTTCATTACAATGAACAACAAGACCAAACTCCAAGTGAATGGGCAATTAAATTTCCGCAACTATTGAATTTCATTAAGACAACTCGTGATATGACATTCAAGATAAGAGGACAATATACTTTTGATTGGATGGTAGAAAGTATAACAGGGACTTCGAGTGAATCTCGTGAAATTGGTATATGGCTTATAGACAATTTTGGAGATATGTACCCATTAGTACTCAATTTTCTTGTTACTAAAGAAGAAGGTTTATGGCAAAC